ATTCCAAAATAAAGCCAAATCTCGGCAATAACATCTTTATTAAAATAGTACAAACAATCATCACGAATAGAGACGACGGAGTCGTCACCAAGAAGATTAGCACGCACATGATCCATAAAATTGGAATAAGTTGGAGCAACATCAATAGACAAACAAGCACGGATCCATGAAACACCAAACAGAATCATCTGGATAATAGTGTTAATGAGTAGTGTCAAATACCACCCACTTGGATTACCAGTGTGTGTATAGAGAAGATCTCCGCCACCAGTCACAACCAAAGTGTGAACGGCGGCACAAAATAAATTCCAAATTTCCAGATCGTGGCCCGGAACAAGCTGCTGCATGACATAGCACGCATAAGCAAACAGAAAATTACAAATCGAGATATCATAACCTTTAGCATCACTACAAAGATTGTAGGAATAAGGAAGACGCCGTTTGTTCATAATCTGGTTCCAGCCGCCATACTCAAATGGCATGCCAACAGTGAAAAAATGATCGTGATCCTGCTCAGCAATAGCCTTAGAAAAAGGAGCGAACAGTTTGTAACATGAAAGATGGTGCTCATCAGGAGCAACTTTATAGAGGCGCGTTTCACGATTGTCTATTTTCGCGCGCTTCAAAATTTCGTCTTTAAGATTAAATTCCCAAATAGCATCAATTGGCTCATTGGTACTAAGCGATTGGTCGTATGCCAAACAACGAGCAAATTCCACAGGGTCGTTGTAGGCTTCGGCTTTAGTTGTCAGGCCAGACGCCTTGGCTCGATAGCCAGGTGAACCTCCACGAGATTTCGGCTCAGTGAGTAAAAACATGTCACGAGCCTCTTCGAGAGAGGACAAAGGGCGCCGGTCAGCCACAGGGATGGCAGCACACAAGTGCTGCACTGTCCATTGGGCAGCCATGAAAACATGATCATGGTCGACATCGCTAAAATCTTTTTGCGGGTAATCGACTTCCTTCAAGCGATCGATTTCTAAATGCAGATTACGCTCAGACGGAGCAAAATTATCAGGGACTCTATAGTCCACCGATCGAAGTAACTGCAGATAATCTCTGTCTAGGTCATATCTGAATTTATAGGGAAAACTTTTAGGTAAGAGCCCAACTACTTGTATAAACTTCCACTTTTGTAAAGAAGCATACGTGGGATTACCTCGGAAGACCGCAGGTCGGATCTCAGACGGCAATTCTACCGCTGGTATTCCAGTTAGCGGTCTTACTCGAAGTTTAAAGAACCCTTGTCATTCATAACAATCTGGCCACGGCATGGGCCATTCTTGAAC